GAACACATATTGTTCGTCGGATTCTTCAGGGACAAACTCTTCCATCTTAGGTAATTCAATTTTTAAATCCTCAAGCTCAGATTCATCAAAGCCAGTAATTTCTAAATCGGATACGTCAGCAAATGCAACGCGAAGTAAATCAGTATCCCACTCCCCGGAGTGTTTGTTAGCTGCAATCATTGCCTCAGTTTCCGTCTTTGAATCCCAGTCAACTTCACGATAAGAATATTTCTCACCACTTTTTGTTATAACGAAACCTTCAGCAATAGTGCCGGATTTTGTAGGTTCATCGTACTTGTTTATGATTTCAATTTTGTCGTTCATACTTAGAACAGAGCTTCGTTGATGACCACCTACTAATTTTTTGGACCGAATATTATACACGATTCCACCCAAATCTCCAAACTTTTCCACAGACTTTCTTAGAGCTTTCTTTTTCTTCGCTGATATCTTTCTTGGATTTTTTTCGTTTTTCTTTAAATCTTTGACTTTCATGACAATATTCCCCTTTACTTTCGCGTAATTTTTACCGACCCTTTGAATTATGGCAAAAGGAAAAGCGTTCGTCAGGTCAAAAATTGGAACAAATAAAACAAAATGCACTCATAAATTTATTGACAAAATGTGTAACTACTTAAGAACAGGGGCTTATCCAGAAACAGCCGCCGTTCTTGCTGGAGTTGATCGAACTACTTTTCTCTATTGGATGAAGGTTTCTCATAATCCACAGCACCCAGATTACAAACCTATTTATGCAAAATGTCGCGACAGAGTTGTGAGAGTAATGGAGGAAGTCACTGTAAAAGATCTGCATACAATTGATAAGGCATCAAGTGGATGGGATCAAGAGTACCACCGACATCCGGAAGGAAAAATTTGTCCCGAAACAGGACAAAATATTGGTGGTGAAATTATTTTAGATGGAAAAGGAAATCCACTCATAAAAAGAAAATACAAAGCTCCTGATTGGGGGGCAGCCGCATGGAGACTTGAACGTAGAGCAGCAAGCCAATGGGGACGTAAAGACACTTTAAATATGAATGTGAATGGTGGTACTGCATCGCTAGAAGGTGGTGAGGAAGACGATCCAAGTGCAATTACTGTTAAGTTTGTCGCTCCAAAAACTGAGAAGGAACCAACACAACCTCGTGACGTAACTCCAAAAAAGGAAAATAAATAATGGGAGCTGTTGAATTACCTACTTATGCAGCTCCACTTTTTGAGCCTTACAGATATAAAGTTCTTAAAGGTGGAAGGGGTTCTGCAAAGTCTTACACTGTTGCAAAAATTCTTTTACTTCGAGCATTGAGAAAAAAAAGATTTGTACTTTGCGCGAGGGAATTTCAAAATTCAATGGCTGATTCAGTTCATAAATTATTAGAAGAACAAATTTATGAAATGAATTTAGATAAATTCTATAATGTGCAAAACCAACAAATTACCTCAACCAATGGTTCAAAATTTATATTTAAAGGAGTTTGGAGAAATACAAATTCTATCAAATCCATTCCTGGTCTTACTGATTTGTGGATTGAAGAAGCTCACACTTGCTCGAAAAATTCTTGGGATGTTCTTATTCCAACACTACGGGAGGAGGGCTCAGAGATATGGGTGACTTACAATCCAGAAAATGAAGATGATCCAACTCATGTAAAGTTTTGCGGACCTGAAGGCGCTCCCCCTGGTACTCTTTTAATTGAAGCAAACCATGCAGATAACCCTTGGTTTCCAAATGTTCTAAAAGACGAGATGGATCATTTAAGGAGGACAAATTATGAACTTTATCTGCACGTTTGGGAAGGTCAAACTAGAACTAATTCTGATGCTCAAATATTCCGAAACAAATTTAAAGTTGACTATTTTCAAGTATCTAAGGATTGGGATGGTCCATACTTCGGAGCAGACTGGGGATTCTCAGTTGACCCAACAGCATTAGTCAAGGTTTACTTGGATATAAAGGGGCCTAAAAAAAGATTATTAATTTCTGAAGAAGCCGGTGGAGTAGGTGTTGAACTCGATGATATTCCAGAATTATTTGATACTGTTAGTGAAGTTAGAAAAAGAGTTATTCGTGCTGACAATGCAAGGCCTGAAACAATTTCATATATTGCAAGGCAAGGATTCGCTATTGAAGCTGCTGAAAAATGGAAAGGATCTGTTGAAGATGGTATCGAGTGGCTTAAAAGTTTTGATGAAATTATTATTCATCCAAGGTGTAAAGAAACTGCAAATGAATTTAGAAAATATTCTTACAAAATTGATAGACTTACTCAGGATATTACCACTGACATTGTTGATGCTTACAATCACTACATTGATGCTATTAGATATGCATTTCAGCCACTCATTATGGTTGGGGCGCAAGGTTCTATTTGGTTAGTATAAGGAGAATTTAAAATGAAAAATGAAGATTTAAAAAGAGCTATGCTCAGTATACAAAGAGACATTCTTATGAATGGACCACTCTCAGACGGAATTCTTGGATACAATCCAGGTGGAATTGGAACTCAATTAAGTCAAGCCGACACTTTATTTAAAAACAATCGGTGGTATTTGATTTCTAACATGAGGCAACTTCTCTCTGAAATGTACGTTGAACATGGGCTTGTCGAAACTGTTGTTGATGTTCCTGTTAACGATGCTTTTCGTGGTGGTGTCGAAATAAAATCAAAAGAACTTGATGATGATGATATCGCAGAATTGATAAATATTATGGAGAGAAACGACGATTTTGAAATTATTATGCAGGCACACAAATGGAATAGACTTTTTGGTGGATCTGGAATTTTGATTATGACAAATCAAAACCCCGCAACAGAGTTGGATATTGACTCTATAAAAGAAGGAGATCCAGTAGAATTTAGAGCGCTTGATATGTGGGAGCTTTTTTGGTCAAAACAAAATACTTCGGATTACTCTGCATCAATAAATCCAAGTGACTTTACGGATGTTGAATATTTTGATTACTACGGCAAGAGGGTTCATAAGTCTAGAGTTTTAAAATTAAGAGGACTTGAAGCTCCAAGCTTTATCAGGCCAAGGCTTCGCGGATGGGGAGTGTCTGTAATGGAAAGGCTTGTCCGATCTATTAACCAATATCTAAAAACAAACAATCTTACTTTTGAAGTATTGGACGAATTTAAAGTTGATGTGTTTCAGCTTAAAGGACTTCAACAAGCTGCGATGATGGAAGGCGGTATTGAGCAAATTCAAAACAGAGTTCAACTGGCAAATCAGCAAAAGAATTTTCAACATGCGATCACTCTGGATTCTGAAGACCAATGGAATCAAAAGCAATTAAACTTTGCAGGGCTTGGCGAAGTTATGGACGGCATCCGAAAGCAACTTGCTTCAGATTTACGAATGCCAATTTCAAAATTATTTGGGATTTCAAGTGCAGGATTTTCAAGTGGTGAAGACGATATTGAAAATTATAACGCAATGGTTGAGTCTACTATACGAAGTAAAACAAAATTTGAAGTCATTAAATTAATTGAAGTCAGATGTCAACAGCATTTCGGATTCGTTCCAGATGATTTAGATATTGAATTTAAACCACTTAGAGTTCTATCAAGTGAAGCGCAAGAAACTGTTAAAACTCAAAAATTCAATAGACTTCTACAGGCAAGACAGGCTGGAGAAATTTCTGCAAAAGATTTTAAAGAGGGATGTAATATTGGTGATTTATTTCCAATGAAAGTTAAAGTTAGCGATGAGCTTTATCCGACAGCAAATAAATCTGAAGGTGATCCAACTTCACCACCCGTGCCTATTGGCTCTACTAATAAAAAATCAACGACAACTCCTCCAGTAGCTAAGAACTCTGAAGGCGTTAGGCGTATAGGTGTTATGGGTATAGTTGCAGATGGTTATATACTCACAGGAAGGCGCAGAGACAGCGGTAAATGGGTTTTCCCTGGTGGTCACATAGAGCTAGGCGAAACTCCTCTAGAAGGCGCTTGTCGTGAGGCTAAGGAAGAGTGTGGTATTGAGAATCTTTATAGCATAGCTGAATCACTTCCATCTCAGCAATTTAGAAATGAAGAGGTCGGAGTTAATTTTGAAGTGTTCCCATTTATTGCGCAGCTTGATGGAAGAGTGATGCCTCAAACAATAAATGATCCAGACGAAGAAGTGGACCACTGGGAATGGGTACCACTTAGCTCTAAGACTCCAGAACTTATGCCTGAAAATAGACATGCTAAAAAAGATATTATAATTGAACATTTAATGGGAGGGAATGAATGAATCAAATTATTTGGCAACCAGGAATTACCCTGGCAGACATAGAGAAAAAAATAATTATGAGGGCTTTACAAATTTACGGCTCTCAAGAAAAGGCTGCTGCAACATTAGGTGTTGCAACTAAGACAATTCAAAACAAATTAAAAAAGTATAAAAAAGAAGCTGAAAAATCCGCAGCTATAGATATAGAAAGGAAAAAGCAAAATGAAATTAAGTTACAGCAAGCCAGAAAGGGGATATCAGTGGAACCCGATGCTGAAGTTTCCACAGAACAAACGTTGCCCATGCAACAGCGGGAAGAAGTGGAAAAAGTGCCACAAGTCACTAATACCTCAGATAGTAACGAACAAGGACGCGAAGAAAATCAAACAGGAAATGAATTTCCTTCTTAAGGGTGGTGATCTAAATGAGTACGTGGAAAAACAAGAAGAAACACGGAGCGAAGAACTTTATTAGTAGTTATGAGCGCGATAAAAAGGGCGAGAGAATTTTTGTTCTTACCCACATTAAAAATGGAAAACAAAGAAGAATAACATTTGAAAGCTGGCAAGCTGCAAAAGCTTTAGGTTGGAAAAAATAATTAAAAAGGATGTAGGGAATGACTGATATTTTATTTTTATGTAAACTGAACAAGAATTTCATGAAGAGAACGGGATCTAATAAAAGATCTGGCCTATCTAATTCTGTAAAACTAACAGCTCAACAGTTAAAAAATCACGGATACAACCCAGTAGTTGTTGATGTCGAGAATGATACTGACATTGAATATTTGATTGGAAAGTATCAACCAAAAAAAGCAATTATCGAAGCTCTATGGGTATCGGACAAAGTTTTAGTTAGACTTACTTCTAAGTTTCCCAAAGTGAAGTTCTATGTTCACTTACATTCTCAGATACCCTTCCTCTCTATTGAGAGTCGAGCAATGGAACAAACTAGAACTTACACAAAATGTAATGTAGGTGTTATTGCAAACGCAGATGAGTCTTACAATGCTTTTAGATGTTTCCTGTCTGAAGATATGGTTTTTAATTTACAAAACCTTTATGGAAAGCCATTTAATCCTCCAAAGGAAATTGATGTAAATAAAGATACAATTGACATTGCTTGCTTTGGGGCTATAAGGCCAATGAAAAATCAATTGATTCAAGCAATGGCGGCTTATGATTTTTGTAAGAGAATGGATAAAAAATTGAGGTTTCACATAAACTCTTCAAGAGTTGAATCTGGAGGACAGCCAGTTCTTCAGAATTTAATTAACTTCTTTATCGATTTGCCAAATGCAGAGCTTGTTCCTCGTGGGTGGATTGAGCCTGAAGTTTTAATTGATGAAATAAGAGAGACTATAGATATAGGAATGCAAGTTTCAATGACTGAGACTTTCAACATTACCTGCTGTGATTATACAGCCGCAGGAATTCCACTTGTTGCTTCGGACGCAGTTTCATGGGTTGGAGATCACTCTAAAGTTGATATGCATAGATCTGACTCCATTACCTTTGGATTGCTTAATGCTTTTTCAGACAGCGAATACCAGGTTAAGGAAAATCAAGAGAGATTAAATCAGCATTGCGAAAAAGCTTTAAAGCAATGGACTGATTTTGTGGAGGGATAATGAATTTGTATTCTATATGGGTTCTTCAGATAAATGATATTTACGGAAACTTTTGGTTCTCTGATATGGGTGGTGAGTTTTGTCTCACCACTGAATTTGAAGAAGCATTAAGGTTTTCAAGTCAAGAAGCTGCGGAAACTTACAGAGAAGCCCTCGCAGAAGAATACATTTCGGATGATGAAAACTCTAGAATAATTCGTCAATTCATAACAACAGAACATGGTGTGATGTGAAAGAAAAAATTATTCAGCCAATAAGAGAAGATAAGTCTGACTATGATCGCTTAGAAGATCAAATAAAAGAGCTTTTTAGAAAAGAATTATATTTACCTCTTATGGAGCAAATAGAAAAAGAAACTCCTTCAAAAAAGCTTCAGAACTCTATGTCAATGTTATTGGAATCAATTAGAAACGGGAGGGTAAGGTTTTATCGTGGAAAATTCACAGGAAAATTCAACGCAAGCATCTCCAAAGAGCTTAGAAAAATTGGAGCGAAGTGGGATAGATCGGAAAAGAATTACAAGCTGCCAATGTCTAAATTGCCTCCGGATATCCGAAATGCAATATCGATCTCGGAGTCAAGGTTTGAGCGAAGTGTTTCAGCACTTAAAAGAAAACTCTCGAAAATGTTACCGGAAAAAATTGCCGATAAGTTAGATGCTTCTAAGATATTTGATGATTCTATTTACAAAACAGATAAGAATATACAAGAAACCTTGCGAGGGATTACGGTTAGCCCGACCCTCACGGATGAGGGAAGGGCGAAGCTGGCTCGTGAGTATAACAATAATATGAAGAGGTATATTCAAGACTGGTCTGAAAAAGAGATCAAGAAAATTCGTAAAGATGTCGAAAAAGCTGCTATGCAAGGAACAAGGTATGAAAATTTGGTTGAAATGATTCAAAGTCGTTACGATGTTGGTTTGAATAAAGCGAAGTTCTTAGCTCGACAAGAGACTGGATTGATGATGTCGAAGTTCCGAGAAACACGCTACCGAGACGCAGGATCTACAGGTTATTACTGGAAAAATGTTGTTGGAAGTCCGAACCACCCAGTAAGGCCTATGCATAAAGCTCTTGATGGAAAATTTATTAGGTGGGACAATCCACCTATCACTAACCCAAAAGGCGACAGAAATCATGCAGGTGAAGATTACAATTGTAGATGTTTCCCCATGCCAGTTGTGAGGTTTGATCAATGAAAGATCTTTCTGGAAAAATTTATTACGGATTACATTTTCAACCTGGAGTCGCTGAATATAAAGACATACCAAAAGAGGATGGAAGCCCTCTTCGAATTTTTGTCAATTCGGATACTGCAAGAAAAATGGACCCTTCTTTTGCTGGAAAACCAATTTTTGTTAAACACAAAACAGAAGTTAATGAAGAAGAGTTTAGTAAAGCTGTTGGGTATGTAGTCGAAAGTTTCTTCAATAAAACTGACGGAAATCACTGGGCAAAATTTATTATAACTAAAGATGAGGGTGAAGAAAAAATCCGAGATGGATGGGCTCTATCAAATGCTTACTTTAGAGTTAAAGAGTCGGCAGGTGGGCGTTACCACGGAGTTGATTACGATACTCAAGTTAATGAAGGGATGTATGAGCACTTAGCCATTGTTAATGACCCAAGATATGAAGAATCTAAAGTTTTGACTCCAGATCAATTTAAACAATACAATTCCGAAAAAGAACAAGAGCTATTAAAGCTTGCAAATTCAAAAAATGAAAAAACTAAAAAGGAGAGAAGGGGTATGTTGCATATCTTCAAAAGAGAAAAAGTAGAAAATTCTGCGGATCTCGAAAACATGATGGTTACGCTTCCTAGAAGCGGTAAAGATATAACAATTACTGATTTGGTAAAAAACGCCGATGATTCAGAAATGAAAAAAGATGAGCCTAAAATGGCTAATGGCGAAGATATGGTTGAAGTTGGAGACAAAAAAATGTCTGTCAATGAATTAGCCGAGATGTACCAAAATATGTGTGACGAAAAAGAGAAATCTAAAAACGACGACGGTAAAAAAGCTGAAGAGTCTAAGTCAGATGCTCTGGGCAATGAAGAAGAAGAAAAAGAAAAGTCTAAAAATGAAGAAGAAGAAAAAGAAAAGTCGATGGAAAATGAAGAAGAAAAAGAAAAAGAGAAAAAGGCTGAAAATAAAAAGAAGAAGTCTAAAAACTCTATGAGTGATGATGCGTTCCCCGACAAGATTACGAATGAACACTTTGAAGCTTTAAAAAATGCTCCTTCTTCAAAGCATCAAGCAGTTACTAATTCTGTGAATTTTGATGGTATTGCAAAAGGTAAATCAAAGTACGGATCTTAATTTTTAAAAATTAAAGAAAACATTTTAACAGGAGAAAAAAATATGACTCAAAATCCTAACCAGTTTAGCCAGTCGGTTATCCTCGGTATGTTGGATATGAAGTTCAACACTGAAACAATTTCTTGCCAAGTTGTTTCTTCTTACTCTGGAGACGGACTTGTGGCTGGGCAAGCTGTAAAAGTTGTTGATTCAGCAGGTGGTGTTCCAAAAGTTACTCCAGTAACGGACGACGCCGATGAAGTTTTTGGCTTCATTAACTACAACATTAAAAACACAACTTACGGAGCGAATGATGCAGTTGAAATCTCTAGAGATTCAAACGTAATTTATTTGTATGCTCAAGAGGCAATTTCTCGTGGTGTTCAGGTTTGTCAGTACACCGATGGCCTTGGAGATGATGCTGTTGGTTATGTTTCTGGCCTTGAAGATGGCGCAACAATTGTCGGCTATACTTTAGATAAAGCTGCAGCTCAGGGCGATTTAATCCGAGTAGTTTTAAGCGTTCCAAGCTTTAGCGTATATAGCGCGAGCTAATTTAAGAACAATTATTTTATAAACCTTTAACTGGAGAAAAAAATGTTAGAGACAAAAATATTAAACTCTAAAGGCGAGAAGATTGTTCTTAACGAGCTTGAAGCTAGAATCGCCTTCAGAAACCAAAAAATCATAAACGAGCTGGGTTTTGAAATTGACATCACTACTCTTACAGCAATCACTAAGAAAGTTACGGATCAGAAATTTTTCGAAATTCCTCCCGCTGACTTTATGCCGGTGAGAGTTGGAGAGGGTGCATGGTCAACTAACTTACTTACTTACAGAAGTTTCAATCTTGCGGACGATTTTGCTACTGGTGTTTTGAACACTGGAAACAATAACGGACGCATGGCTGTTGCTGATGCAGGCGTTGATAGCTTGTCTATCGATGTTAAAAACTGGGGTAAGCAGATTGGTTGGAACCTTATCGAACTTAACCAAGCAGCAAGAGCTGGTAACTGGGATCTAGTTACTTCAAAAGAAAAATCAAGAAAGAAAAACTGGGATCTTGGTATCCAAAAAGTTGCTTTCCTTGGTCTTGATGGCGATAGCTCTGTTCGTGGTCTTTATAATCAGTTAGGTATTACTGACAACGAGACAACAATCACAAAACCAATTAAGTCAATGACTCCTACAGAGTTAAAAACTTTCTTAGCGACCTTGGTTGATGATTATAGAGCTAACTGTGCAAGAACTGCATGGCCTACTCACTTCATCATTCCTGAATCAGATTACCTGGGCCTTGCATCTCAAGCTTCGGCAGACTTTCCTATAAAATCCGTTTTGGAAATGATGGAAGAGGCTTTGCAAAAGCTTACTCGTAACCCTAATTTTGCAGTTCTTCCTTGCGCGTATGGTGACATTGCTTACAGTGGTGACACTCAACAGAAGTATATTCTTCTGAACTACGACGAGGAGTCTGTGCGCATGGATATTCCTGTTGATTACACGAATACCCTAGCAAACAGCGTTGACAACTTTTCTTTTCAGAACGTTGGCTATGGTCAGTTTACTGGCGTTTTAGCTTACCGTCCTCTTGAGATGTTGTACTTCTCTTACACTCCTTCGGAGTAATATTATTAGTTAAGAGAATGGCCTCCAGGGACTTCCTGGGGGCTTAATTTTAGGGGGATGATATGAGCAGCTACGACAATCCGACAGTTCAAGACTTTAAAGACTATTTCGTGAGGGATTTTCCTTATGGTTCAAATATAGAGGAAAATGTCGTAGATGCTGATGTTACTCGCGCTATTTCAGATGCAAATTTAAATATTAATTCAAGTTTATTTGCTAGCCAAGAATCGTATACTTACGGTTTTTTA